GTTTTATTGATTTTTGCCACAGTTCTTATATTAAAAATGAAATAGCTGTAGGTTGTAATCCAAATTCATCAGAATGGGTTATGAAATTAAGAAAATTCCAAAAAATTGGTTCACGCGGCTGGGATGGTGATTTTGAAAATTACGATGCTTCCCTTTGGTCACAAATGGTCGATATGGTGTGTGAAATTATAAACACCTGGTATCATGGAAATGAAAAAGATAATTTGGTACGAAGAGTATTGATGAAAACATTAGTTTTCTCCCATCATATAGTTGAAAATTTGGTTTTTATGCTATATGGTGGTAACCCTTCGGGAAACGTATTAACTACTATTTTAAATTGTGTAGTTTTTATGATAATGATACGACTATTTTACCGCGAACAAGTGAATAAGGATTTGAGTGATTTCTCCTATAATGTAGCGGTTTGGACCTTTGGTGATGACAATTTAACAATTTTTCGAAAACACATCAATAAATCAATGGAAGATGCACGTTTATTTTTTTTAAAATATAATATGAAATACACAAGTGCTGATAAAACTGAAATTAAAAACGAAATGATATTACTAAAAGATATGTCTTTTCTGAAACGAAAATGGGTTGAAGTTGAAGATGAAATTATGGCACCAATAGATAAGAAAGTTATTTTGGAAATACCACGATGGTCAGAAGGTGATGCAAGCAATATGGAGAATCAACTCCAGAGGTTTAATGCAGCATTACTTGAGATATCAAACTATGGAAAAAATGAGTTTCGAGCTATGAGGAATAATTTTATAATAATGATACGAAAATTAAATGAAACGGGATTATTTATACCGATAAATCGTCTGTTTACCTATGAACGATGTTACGATATAAAAAGGCCAGAACTTACGAAATTATCACCATTAAATAACGCAGATCTTGATGGTAGTAGTGTAACCGCATATCTACCACATGCAACGTTATTAGGTGAGAATGACTGACTAAAACAGTTGGCCGGAACAAAATTTAACCTGCTTTTGTTCGTATGGAAATTTAACAAGGTTACAAATAAACAAAATACAAAATACTATAATGATTTAACATCTACGACACAAGAACAATACGATGATTATGTAGCACTTTTTGGAAATGCTAATATAATTGTTGAAAAGGAGCATAAACATATTGGTTTTTATGATAATTACGA